GAATCTTGGTTGCCCGGAGGCCCAGCAAGAACACGAATGACTAACCGAATGTCGCCCACGTTGTATGTAAAAGCATCAAGCGTTGGAAGTTCAATCATCACTGACAAGGGTCGGGCGTTGCGTGGGTCGGTAACTGGTTTCAAGCCCAAAGCCGTGAGTGCGGTCTTGGTTGCGTTCACTGCTTCGTAGAGAATGCCAGTTGCAGCCATTAGGCGACCTGTGGCCTTCCGCAACCAAGCAGTTGCATGATCTGGCCAAGAGACATGGTGGGGGTGCCCATGCCCATTGAGTCAAATGATGCGTAGCCGTCAACAGCGCCACGGGAGCGATATTGGGTGGCTGCATACATGATTGTTCCTAGTTTGGCTGCGCCGTCAGGAGCCGTTGTAAGGCTGTCTGTGTAGCCAGCCTCTCTACGCTTTCTAAATGCCCAACTGTTCCCAGCAGAAACGCATACAGCAATGAATGCGGTGTCATTAGCGGTGGCGACCTCGATGCCTAGCCAACTGGTGACATCTGCTGAGGTAATCCACGAGCAAGTTGGCGTAAAAGTGACAGTGCCAGTAGCAACGGAACGCTCGAAGTTGTCTCCAGCGTTCACATAGATGAACTGGTTTTCCATGATGACGTCATAGTCAAAGAGTAAATCGCCCTCATCAGAAACGCCAATGAAGTCGTAAGGCTCGGTAGAAATAACAGTGTGCGTACCACTAAAGCCGTGATCTGCTCCTGCTACAACTACCGAGTCTTGCGGTTGAATGTCTGTGTCAACAAAAGTCTGCAAGATTGCATAGTTGTCTAGTCGCGCATGAAATGCGAGGTTAAATACAGCCATGGTCTTGCAGTCTTTCTAGTTCGTCTTTATCAGACGAAAGCAGCCTTGACAAATTTGGTTGAGTCAATCATCAACGCTGCAAAGTAGCCACGGAATGCGATTGTGCGTGAAAGCGTTGAAGGCGAGTCAATGCTGATTGCGCCCTTCTGCTGTTCAAACAGTTCGTATCCAGATGCGTCACCCAGAATGAGTGTGCCATTGGCAAAGTTGCGGTCAACCACAACTGACAAACCAAAAGCATTGCCATTGTTTTGTCCCGGTGCAAGGTTTCCGTATGCGTTCATTGGCCCAACTTGTGGGAACAACGGACGCTTTGAGGAATCGCTCAACGCAAGCAAGTCGCCCCAAATGTCAGCCGCAACGAACAAGTGTGTTGGCAAGTTGCCGTTAGACGATGACAAGATTGTCGTTGCTGCACCTGCTACCCATGCTGACCAAACACTTGGGTCATCCAAGTCGGCAGCAGTAAAGTTGCGTGTTACTGAAGCACCAGAAGCCAATTGGTCTGCTGCATAGTTGTCTGTGGCATTGGCGTAGATACGTCCCATGTCGTCAAGAACAACTGACAAGATTGCGGGGTCGCTCCAGTCAATTGTGGCTTCGCTGATATTCACATATCCACCAAAAATTTGCTTGGTGACTTGGTTGTTGAACACGACCATTGTGCCTTGGCTAGGTGACTGCTCAGCAATACTTGCCCCAATAGTTACATGGGTTGTGACCTCAGGGCGAATGAACACCTTTCCGCCAGTAGGTAGCGCGCGTGCGCCGATTGCATCAACGACTGGGCGACGACCAATGAAGTTGTTGTAAACGGGTGCGATAATCGGTGTTGGAAGAACTCCGGGTGTATCGGTGGTAACGATGTCGGGTGCGGCTGCGCGAAGTGCATCGCTCATTCCGCGCCATTGGTCGCCACCTGAGATTGCTGCTGAAATGTACTCAATAGCAGTTGGAAGTTTTACTTCGCGTCGTGCGGTTGCGTAGATGGGTGTTGTAGGAATGATTGAAGCCTCGACCTCAACCACTGGGTTTTCTTGTGTTGCCACTTCTGGTTCCTCCTCGGAATCTGTTGGGGTGGGTTCGGTTGCATCTTCTTCTGGTTCTGATGCAGCGATTTCTGTGATGACAGCATCCTTGAATGCTGGTTGTGCGACTAGCGAAATCTCTACGAGATCAGCCTTTGAAACGACCATGACGCCGTTCTTGTCGTACTTGAACTTTGTAGGTACAGCGCCAACGCTCACTGAGTCGTAAGCGCCTGCTTTTACGAGTTCAATGGCGTCAGCGGCTGCGCCCGTTTTTGCGAAGGTGGCCGTGAATCCTAAACCTTCTGGCATATCAGCGAGTGATGACACGACGCCACGAAGTTGGCTCATGTCGTGATTTTCAAGCAACTTGGGGGCTTTCATGTCTAGATCAAAAGCGCCACGAGCGAAGGAAACTTTGGTGCCGTCCATAACGGTTGCCGATACTGGAGCCCAAGGGACTGCGATACCGGTGATGGTCTTGGGGGCATCTTCGCCTGCTGAGGCGTCAAGAGTGATGGGGACATTTACGAAGTGAATCATGATGGGCTTTCTTCTGATACGTCAACGTATGGTTCAACCATGACGTCGTGCATTTCTTCTTCTAGATAGTTTTCAATGTCGTATTTGACATAGCGATTGCGTGGCAAAACATTGGATGCGGAAAGTGTCTGCTGGATGCACTCAATGAATGGCTTGGCTCCATAGAGATACAACTGGCGGTTACTGTCCTGCACGTTTGTGTATGTGAGGCCCGAACCTTCTTGTGGAGCAGAAACAAGATAGGCAGGAATGTTAGAGACACGAGCAATTTCAAGTGACTGGTACTTGCGCTGTTCGGCAACTACTTCTGCTGGTGAAACTTTGAATTCTTTGAACTCGACATAATCGTTGAGTGCGCCGATGGCGTTTTGGCGTCGCATTGCTGACCATGCAGCAGCAATTTCGCTGAGGCTGTCGGAGTCAAGAGTCTCGCCACCCTTTTGCTGCAAATATCCCGGCACGGTTTCGAGTGTCGCATATCTGTCTGCTGCCTGATCAAGGTGAGTAGCAATTGACAATGCGCGAGCGCCTTGATAGAGCAAGCCCTGAATGGGAGACAAGAACTGAATGACGTCGTTGACATCACCAATTTCTACGCCGTTAAATTGCACAACATCAGAAGGGCCAAACCACTGAGGGCCTGTCTGATTAGGTGTTGTAATCATGGCGGCTGGTAGCCAAGTAAAACTTGCTGGCAAGCCCGTCGAGTAACGAGAAGTTACAAAAGCAAAAGCGCGGCCATAGAAGAACAGGTCACTGAAGATATTTGAGTAGAAGAAGTTGCGTGTGACCTTCGGGTCTGGCTGTTCCATCCAAGGCTCAAGCGGAAGATAGATTTCTTCGTAGCGTTCGCCTGTCCACTGCTTTGAATAGTGGCGCATTTCTAGGCAACCAATCATCGAAGCCAAAAGGTCTTTCGAGCGTGACACGGTCGGGTTCTGCAATGCACGTTGTTCGGCAGCGCCTGTGGTATAAGCAAGAAAGTCGTTGATTTGTGCAGCGCCAGCGCCAGCGGCTGCCTTTACGGGTGGCGAACTAATCTGTGCCGTTGTAACTTTCGGAGCGAAGAATCCCACGGGCGGAGTCTTACACAAACTTGTTGCATTTGCAACTACCTTGCTGAACCCATCATTGCCCGACCAGATTGTGTTGGGCGAGACACCAGCGAAGCAGCCGCAACGAGACAACGAGCGCACTCAATAGGCCCCGGACTTTTTTGGGAACTTAGAACGACAGCACCACCATTGGCTTTGACCAGTGTGGCTCGATTGACGTGTTCGGCCAGCATCTCTTCGCCAGTGTGCAAAAGTCTGCCCTCAGTAATCATTGACTTGACTAGCCCTGTGTATTTGAGCATCTCTGCGTAGCCCCACAAAGACCGTCTGCGCACCAAAGGCTCTGGGGTGTGAAGGTCAAGCGTTGGGGTAATAGCCAATTTAAGTTTGGGGTCGTCCTCCATAAGACGCTCAATGTGTCGCCACATTTGGCGGTTAGTTTCACAAGTGAAAGCAATGCTGGCAACAATGTCGCCGTCGCTGTTCAAGCCACAAAGTATCCCCACATATTTTGAGTCATCCACAGAACTATCCACAGCCAAAACTGAATTGCCACCACTTAGGGTTTGATTTGTGGTATAACGCTTCGCCCATTCACCCGGATTTATCCACGAGTTAGCAGCAGCGACCCAAAGGTTGCAATGTGCTCGAAGGTACTGCGAACGATCAGGTGCAGCAGCCGCGCTTTCTAATCCCTTCATTGTGATGGTGCGCCCAAGGGCTGGGTTGGCGTAGCCCCAGTATTGAGGGTCGTCAGGTGACACGCCAGTTGGCAGCGACCATTCAGCCATAAACAAATCAGACCTTTCGCCTGAGTCAATGACACCCAGCGCCTGTTCGCGCAATTTTAGGAATGCCCGTGACGATTCATCGCCAGCAGTGGAGACAAGAAAAGCCAGTGGAGAAGGCACAGCAATCTGACTTGGTTTTAGGGCCCCGAAGTACGTGCTCTCACTAATTGCCCACAGTTCGTCCACAATCAAAATGTCCCATGTCCCACCATGCTTTTTGCCTGTCGCGCTATTGACTTTATAAACAGACCCATCGAGCATCTTGACTTGGTGACGGCCATACGCCCACGTCACCTTTGCTAGTCCAGACTCTTCGAGCAGTTCAAAGACTTCGCGCAAGTCCTCAAAGACTTCAGTTGCCAAACCTAATTCATGAGCCGTTGACATAATCCGAACGGGTCGCCCCCAAATGCGCGGCAACTCAGTCAAACAAAAGCCCACCAGCGCCGACAACATCGTGGTCTTGCCGTTCTGTCTCCCGGTACTGATCAGTGCAGTGCTCGACATGAAGTTCCCATCCTCATCATGCTCCAAAGCACCATCGAGCGCATTCATCTGCCACGGAAACAACGTGCGATTCAAATGCGTCTCACTCCAAGCCCCAACCAAAGCCGAGTAAGAACCAAACGCCCCAGTCGGCGTAACCAACCGAGGCCGTTCAACGCCAACCCCAATCATTGCAAG